CGGATCGGGTTCCCGGTCAGCGTGATACCGAAATACTGTTCGGCAATGTTGACGATGTAAGACCGGAAAACTTCCGCCTGGGCTTTGGACGCAGACAGGAAGATTTGCGGATCGCCCGTCATTACCGCGTTTTCAAACGCCTCAAACGCAAAGTACCAGGTTGCACCGATCTGGCGACTCTTCAGGATGTTCCTGACCAGCTGGGCAATGTTGCGGCGCAGGTGTTTCTGATATTCGAAAAGATGTTCGTCCGCCCAGGTGTCAAAATCCTCCTGTGTAAGAGACGAAATATCGTTTTTCTTGTACTTGCGTTTGCCGCGCGGTTCATCCTCGCTATCCCCTCGCGCAGCTGCCTGCCGTTCCCCCTGGCTGGAGGCCAGCTTTTCTTTATGCTTATTGCTCTGGGCGCGCAGCTTTGTGGCGTGAGCAATAAGCAAATCCATTTCTTTTAAATCCAGGTCCGTTTTATTGTCGCGGGATGCTAACAGCTGGTAACGGCGCTCTATTGCCTCCTCTGTACTCTCGAAACTGAGCAGGTCAGCCCATTTATATTTCTCCGCCCAGTAGTAAACGATCCGCGCGTTAGGCAGATTTAATTCTGATGCAATTTCTTTAGGCGTATAACGGCGCAGGTAAAGTGCGCGGACAACACCTTTAAATTCTTCTGAGTATTTAGCCATAGATTTAATTATGCCGTGCTAATGATGAAAAAACGGCGGGGTTAATTCGGGGCTGTTCGGTAATGGCTTATAACCGAACTGTTCAGAATAAAGCGTAATGCGGGGATGTGTTTAATTAGCAATAATCAAATCCACAGCAAGGGAAACAGTTAATCGACAGAGGGGGAAATATGTGTCGCATTTAAAAACTGGCTGGCTGTGTGTTGCTACTGAAGGCGATACGGTTGATGGACGCGTGCTGGAACGGCAATGGATTATCGACATGGGGGAAACCTATGACCCAAACCATTACGCCGCCTTACTCTGGCCTGAACATGAGCGCTACGCCGGAAACTTTGGTGAAGTGCTGGAAGCGATGTGGCAGGACGGCGATGACGGGCTGGCAAGGCTGTATGTCAGCCTGTGCCCGAATAAGCGCCTGATTTACGCAAACGACGAAGGCCAGCTGCTTTATTTCTCCGTCGAGCCGGAGCTGAACTGGCGCGGAGGGGATCGTACATATCTGAAGGGGCTGGCTGTCACTGACAACCCGGCAAGTGTAGGAACGACACGGCTGCGCTTTAGTCAGCGCAAATTAAATAAACAGGGATATTACAGTTGTGTGATTTCCCGCAACGGTAAAATTACGCAGGAAGGGAAGATGAAAAACTGGCAGAAATTGTTTGGTATTAAGCCGAAATTTGAAGATGAAAATCCGCAGGACGATCCACCTGCTGATGATAAATTGCAGGCGCTGGCGAGTGCGCTGAACGATCTGGAAGCACGGGTGGGTAAAATTGAAACCCAGCTTAATTCCGTGCAGGACGATGTTGACACTATTACCGAAGTCGTGGACACGGAAGAGTTTGCCGTTATTCGTGACAATGCAAAAGAGATTGTTACCCGCTTTAACGATTTGGGTAATAAAGGCGGTAAGCGTAAAGAACGTCAGGTGCCGTCTAAATCCGGTCAGTTCAAATACCTGTAATTAACCGCAACGCGAATAAGCAAAACATTTTTATTATCGCTTAATTGCGAGGGAGTCTTATGTTACTGAATAACCGTGCGCGGGATTTACTGGATAATTATACGGCGGGTATGGCAAAGCATTTTGGCACGCAAAACCCTGGTCGTTATTTTTCGCTAAATGATCCGCAGGAAACAGCGCTGCGTCTGGCCATGCTGGAGTCCGTGGAGTTCCTGAACTGGATCACCACGCTGGACGTTGACCAGCTGAGTGGCCAGGTCGTCAATGTGGGCGCGTCTGTTCTGCATACCGGGCGCAGCGAAACAGGCCGTTTTGTCCGCCAGGTAGGCGTTGACGGCAATACTTACTCACTGGTTGAGACAGACAGCTGCGCGGCGCTGCGCTGGGATTTGCTTTCCGTCTGGGCGAACGCCGGGAAGGAAGAAAACGAGTTTTACAACCTGGTGCAGACCTTCAGCACACAGGCGTTTGCCATGGACATGCTGCGTATCGGTTTTAACGGTACACACCGCGCCAAAACCACAGACCCTAAAGCCAACCCAAATGGCGAAGATGTCAATATCGGCTGGCATGAAATCATGAAAACCATGCTGGACGGCAAGCAAATCATGACCGATCCGGTGGTGCTCGATCAGGCGGGTGATTACAAATCGCTGGATGCGATGGCCTCCGATCTGATTAACGCCAAAATCCCGGCACAGTTCCGCAATGACCCGCGCCTGGTGGTGCTGGTAGGTGCTGATCTGGTGGCTGCTGAACAGTACCGCCTGTTCCAGGCTGCTGACCGCCCAACGGAGAAAATCGCGGCGCAGCTGCTGGGCAACACTATTGCTGGCCGTCAGGCGATTATCCCGCCGTTCATGCCGGGCAAACGCATGGTGGTTACGCCGCTTTCTAACCTGCACATTTATACGCAGCGCAACACGCGCCAGCGTAAAGCGCGTTTTGAAGATGATCGCAAACAGTTCGAAAACAGCTATCTGCGTAATGAAGGCTATGCGATTGAAGAGCCGGAGCTGTACGCGGCGATTGATGAAAATGCCGTGACTATCGGCAAGCCGTCTGAGCCAGTGGAGGGTTAAACATGTCTCTTTCACCCGCGCAGCGGCATAACCAGCGCATTGCGATGGAACAAAAGCTGAAGCAAAGCCTGGCCGTTGGCACCACGGAAAGCATGCACCTGCTGATTAAGGCACTGGAAACAGACGTGGAACAGGTGCGAAGCCTGCCCCTGATTGCCGATCGCGTTGAGCATAAGCGCAGTGTGCTGCTGCCGAAATGGGTTCCGACTGTGGAAGCGTATCTGGCCAGCGGCCAGGTGTATGCCAATCCGGTTCTGGCCTGGTGCGTGATCTGGCTGTTTGACGTGGGGGATCTGGATAAGGCGCTGGAATGGGCGGATATCGCTATTGCCCAGCAACAGGCCACGCCGGAACGGCTGCGCAGCAATTTCCCAACGTTCGTGGCCGATACGATGCTGGCCTGGGCGGAGGAGTCTGCGGGGCGCGGGGAAAGCATTGAGCCGTATTTTTCACGCACGTTTGAGAACGTGGCCACCAGGTGGCGGCTGCATGAACAGGTGACGGCGAAGTGGTTCAAGTTCGCCGGGTTGCAGCTGCTGCGCGGTGAGGATGGCAAAAAAACAGCTGCGGGTGTTGATGATATCGACACGCTGAAAAAAGCCGATGAACTGCTGGCCACTGCTGAAAAGCATTATTTAAAAATCAGCGTCAAGACACAGCGACAGACTATCGCCGCACGTATTCGACGCCTCGAAAAGGAATTGAAAGATGGCAACAGTAATCAAGTTTAAACACGAGCTGGGGCAGCAGGTGAAAGTCACGATCAGCGGTGAAGCGGGGCATGTTAAAGCCCGTGCTGAATACACCAACTGCCGCAATCAGTATCTGATCCATTATCTGGCTGCTGATGGTCGTGCAGTGGACTCCTGGTTTGATGAAAACGAGCTGACACCCGTTCAGTCTTAAAGACTACCGCAAGCCAGGCGGGCGCGGTGGAGGGCAGAAACACGATGTGAAGCTGCGCCGTGGAAACCGGACAGCCCGCCTATTTTTTCGGGGGAGCCATGTTTAGTGGAAAGCCGCTTGATTATCAGGACGAGCCGCTAAAAAACGAAGGATTCTGGCCAGACCTGAACCTGAAGGACTTTCAGGCACAGCGAGCTATCCCGGCTGATGTTGACGCGGACACTGTTGCCCAGGCTCTGCTGGCGGCCGTGGCGGAGGTGAATGCGGAGCTGGAAAAAGTAGAAGCCAGCTGGAAGGCAAGGGGGATTCTGAGCGCAGAGGACGCGCCGGGGGCACGGATGGGGGAGTTAAACGCACTCTGTGCGCAGTACACAAAGGCGGTTTTTGCCAGGGCAAAAGCGGACCTGTTGGGGGAGTTTGCCACCGTCGGGCGGCGTGACTCTCACCCAGGTCAGGAAAGCACCGAAACCCGCGCCGGGTTACTGGCAGAAGCATCTGTTGTGATCCGCCGTATGAAGGGGTTGAAAAGAGCAACGGTGAAGAGGGTATGAACCAGACACAGCTTGAAAACCTGACGGCGTTCTTTACCAGCAACGTGCCAGCCCGTGCGATGAAGGCTTTTGGCAGCGTTGTGGATGAAATGGAGTTCGTACCGGCTGCAAAGGATTTGGGGCTGGGGCAGTACCGCCAGGCGGTGATCCGCTATGACGCGGTACTGAGCTGGGAGCGTTTTCCGTATCGCCTGTGCCCGCCGCAGCTGCTTATGTCGCTGATGGCTGCCTGGCTCGATGAGGCAGACAGGGAACTGCTGGACGAAATCGGGGTAACTGAGGCCGATCCGCAGTGGGATGTGTCGGTGGCCGATGAAGAAACCGCCGATATTGTCCTGACGGTTCCCATGGCGGAAGAGCTGGTGATCCGTGAGGACGAAAAGGGATTAATCCCCTGGCAGGGCAAGCGGTGGTCACTGGTTGAGCCGGAAATCTGGACGGCGCTGACCGCAACGATTTACGGCGTGGATGAATCCGGCGCGCCTGTGGGCGATGCGTCGTGATTGCCGGAGGGGAGCTTAACAAGCGCCAGCTGGCGGAGCTGAAAAAGGCGCTGGCCAGAATGGAGCTGCCGCCCAAAAAACGGCAGCGGCTGCTGTGGA